TTTGTTAAAACTAAATCGTTGTTTTTACTTAATACTGCACAACCACTAAAAAGAAAAATTACCAATAGGCAACTCAATAATTGTTTCATTCCCATCACTATCTACAATCCTTAATGTTATAATTCCATCTTCAATACTATACTCAATAGTATTACCTTCTAATTCTAATATGCCACTTGTACTTGGAGTCTCACCAAATAAATTTTCTACTAGTTGTCTTGATAGCTGTGCGTATATTCTAGACTCTAGGTTTCTTATAAACCTTGCTAGTGTAGTGTTCTCTTTATCTCTTTCTATTTGTTCTTGGATAGCTTTTAGTTCTTCTTTGATAGTCATCTTTCTTGAGAACTCTTGGTTTTCTATGGTAAGATAATGTGCAGACGTACCTATCCCACTAAAACTAGGATTCTTAAATTGATGCACCATCTCATCAGCTTCAATATCTGCTACTGCAAATAGTGCTAATAAAAATATACTTACTAATGTTGCCATCTCAATCTTTTCTCTGGTCATCTCTCTCTGCCTTTGCTATTTTTTCTATATCAATTAAATTTGGGACACCTAACAAAGTCTTTAACAATACATCTTGTCTAATACTTTGATTGTCCATTGCTCTTACTCTATCAATTAAACTTACAATAATACCATATTGACTATCAAGTTTAGTTGACACCCTTTCTTCCATAGTGTCTAATGCAGTCTGTACTTTTTCATCTAGAGTATCTAATTTAGTTTCCATACCATCAATAATCCTATTGATAAGTTTCCAAACAAAAACACCTAGTCCTAAAGCTGCTGCAATAGGAAAACCTAATTCAGTTATTAGTGCTACTGCCGACTCCATCAGTCTTGCTTATTAGAAGCTCCAAAGTAAAAACTAATAACAGCACTTGCTAAACCACCAAGATAACCTAATACTAGGTTTATTAGAGCCTCACTATTTTGCTCTGGTGGTTGTAGTGTTACTAAGAATATATAGGCTAAGAATCCACCTACTGTGGCTACACCCATAATTCTAGCTGTCCAGTCTTTTGAAAACTTACTTCTAGCATCTTGAGTGTCAGCTACTTCTAACTTGTATACATCTACATCAAGCTCTTTCATTTGTACTTCAAAAGATTGTTCAGCTTTTTTAAGTTCTAGCATTTGTTCTGGTGTAGCTTCTGCTATACCCTTCTCTATTGCTTTAGGATTATTAGGTACACCTAAAACTTCTGCTATCATATTAGCAGCCATACCACCCATAGGACCACCTAAAGCAGTACCTAGTGTTGGAGCTACAGCACCTACTACGTTTTTTAATAAATTTTTCATAATATATCCTTATATAATATTTCTAATATTTGTTCAAACATGATTCTAAAATCTTGTAGTGTTACAAAAGCCATATCTTGTTTGACTTGTGTTACCCTATAAGAACGGTAAGCATTTTCTAATTGCTCTTCAGTATACAGAATCATTTTGTTGTAATACTAAATCTTGTAGTTCTTTACTACGCCTACCTACTTGACCAAACCAACGACTATCTTCCATTTGTCTAGCCATCTCATTCCAATCATGTTTTTTACAAGCTGCTAACATATTTTTAAATTTAGATAATCTTGTACCACCTAAATTAAAACACATATTAACTATAACTCGTTGTATAGCTTCTGGTAAGTTTTTAAAATCTTTCTCACCTACTACATGTATAGCTTCTTTTAAATGTTTATTAAAATCATTATCATAATACATATTTACTACTTCTTGAGAAACAGCAGTACCAACTTCCCAAGAATACTCAGGGTCTTCTGGTTGGCATAGATGTCCAACACCAAGAGTTTTATAGCCTAAACTATCCATGTATATTTCTAACACTTCACCTTCGTGTCTTTTTATTTCAGCTTTACAAAGTTCTATGTTCATAATTAATCCTTTAAGTTTATATTTTTTCTTTTAACAACAAATTCATAATAAGGTGTTCTATATTCAGTCATGTTAATACTAACAATATCATCTACATCAACATCTTTTTTAATTAATTGTGAATTTTTATATTCTGGTCTAACTTTAAATTTATCTAACAACTTACCTTTAGGCAACCAATTTGTTACAGGTTTTTCTCCAAATTCTTTTATTAAATTTGGATTTCTTTCTAATCTATATAAAGTAATTTTATTTCCATAATTTTTTCTTAGTGCATTTCTTGTTGGTTCAAATGTATTATAAAATTCTTTTGCTGTTATATTAGGATTTTTATTTAAAATAATATTATCTATAGATTGTAATTGCTTACCTCCTACTGTATGACCAGATAAATATTCAGAAATTTCTTGATATATTTTTTTATTTTTTGTAGTATTTTTAAATGCATTTTCTATAACATCAACAGGTAAATCTTTAGTTCCTATTTTTTGATAATTTACTTTTGTAGGTACAAAATTATCATACATAATAGAACTTACTTGTTTATCTATATTTTTTATTTGTTTTATTTCTCTAGGTACTAAACTTGGCTTAGATACAATTTTTTCTTTTTTTGTTCTAAGCTCTAAAATTTTTTCTTTATTTTGATTTGCTACTTTTTTAAAAAGTGGAGATTTAGATGAAAGTTTAAAAGTTGATTTAAGAGCCTTTGCTGGTATACCAAAAGGAATCAGAGCTAATGCATAATCTATAGGATTTGTAGGGTCAAAAATAATACCATCTTTACCTAATAATTTTAAACGTTCACTTTCACCACCTTCAGCTAATCCAAGTCTAACTCTTTCATTATTATAATATTCATTAAACTCTTTAGTTTTATAACCTCCTTCTGCATATGCTATAGCTTCATCTTCAGTTTTAAAAGTTTTAAAGTTTTTATTTTTTATAGCTGCTTTTCTAGCTCCTTCAAAATCATCACCATAATCTTTTAAAGTTCCATCAGATTGTAATTGAATCATAGGATAAGCAATGTTATCTGATTGAGCCATACGATGAGTTAATAACTCTTTACCTTGTTTAATGTAAGAATAGTTACTAGGATTATTTATTCTATTTTCAAATAAAGGAATACCACCCTTAACTAATCCAAGTCTAGTTATCTGGTCAGAGTAAGGTGCTCCTGTAAAAGGGTCAACTCTGTCTGCTGCATTTTCTTTAGTATAAGGAACTTCTGGTCCTGTAATAAAACCACCGGTTGAATATTGACTTCTTAGTTCTAATAATTTTTGCTCATCTCTTTCTAATAATTCTTTTGCAGTTGGAGCAAGTTCTCTAGCTACTGGAACTACCTCTAATCCTTCTATACCTACTTTAGCAATTTCTTCTAATATAGTATCTGCATCATCATCTGTCATTTCAATAACAGGAGAAATAATAGCTTCTCCTATATCTTCCATATAACCTAATACTGGTGCTACCTGCTCTGGTAAAGAACCATAATCACTAAATTGTATTATACCTCTAACTTTTTCTATACCAAAAGTATTTAATCCTGAAAAACCTAAAGCTTCTCCTACCTTTTCATATGTACTTTCTTCAACAACAGAATCTTTATAAGTTTGATTAGTTGATAAAGCAACTTGTAATTGTCTAATACTATGATAAATCGGTAATGCTGCAGCCATTCTCAAAAATAAAGCTGCATCTCCATCTTCAACTCTAGCTAGTAAAGCATTTGTTTGTGAAGTTTTTGCTTGTGCCCAAGATAAAAAACTACCTAAAAATTTTACTAAAGGACTTTTACTTTGTGCAAACAATCTTCTATTACCTACAGTTGGTATTAAAGCATCTCTATCAGCACTATTTATACCTGCTCTTTTTAAATAAGATTTAGCTAAAGGGTCTTCGATAGCTTCTACTGCATTTTTAAATTGACTTAAATATTGCAACTCTTTAGGTTTTAAACCTAATTGAGATATTTCTCTTTGTAATGCTGTTTTAGACTGTAATAAAGTTCTAGACTTTCTTTTTACAAATAATTTAGAAATATCTAAAGTTCTTTCAACTCCTGCAGTAAATGCCCAATTACGAGCAATTCTTGTAACTCTACCTAATTGAAAAATTTCAAAAAAATCATTTGTTGCTCTTAATACTTTTCTTTGATAATTTTGTAATCCATTACTACCGTTTAAGACTAAAACATCTGCCATTTCTCTTTCAATTAAATTTTCTATTCTATCACGACCTCTTAATTTAGTCCAAGGTGTTTTAGTCCAAGAAACATCTTTACCTTTAACTTGTTTAGTAACATTATTTAAAGACAAAACTTCATCAGATAAGTTAGCTTTAGACATTAAAGCTTTTGCTGATGCTTTATATCCACTATTAGTCATTATCTGTAACCAATCTCCCATACTTGGTATAGCTACTTTTAATAACCTAGTCATTGCTAATCCAGTTTGTAAAAATGTAATAGCAGCTAAACCTGTATCAGATGTAAATGCTTTATCAGCTTGATAAACTCCAAACCAAGCTTCTATAGAATCTTTTATTTTTTGTTTTTCTCTATCTGCTGCTTGTTTAATTCCGGGTCTAACTCTATATAATTCTTTAACAGACTTAAATCTATTTTCAGGGTCTGCAAAACTTTTAAAATTATTATCAATATCATTAAATAATTTAGTTATGCCTTCACCTTTAGCACCAAATTTTTTTACAAACTCAGCTACAGGAATAGTGTTTTTAGTTAGTTGTTGTAACGTAATTAAAGGATTTTGTTCAAACAAATGAGATACTCTTGCTCTAGCTTCTTGGTCATATAGTGTTCTTTTTTTATCAAAATGTCTAGCAGCATTTAATACAAATTTTTCATCTCTTGATTTACCTATATTATTATTTGTCTGAAATAATGCTTCTTGATTTTCTTTTGCCCATATGCTATTATTTCTTATTCTAGTGC